GCAATAGCCTGATCACGATTGGTTACTTTTTGACCAGAACCACTCTTAAGATCTCCAGCTTTATACTCGGACATAACTTTCTTAATCTTTCTCTTCTGAGCAGGCGATTCCATAATCTCTTTACCCATCTGTGATCTACTAATCATTTAACATTTCCATCGTTTTCTAGCTTGACGCAGCCTAGAATTAGGGTTCTTAGCTGCTTTTGGAAACTTTTTCATCTGACCAGCAGAACGCGCACAGAACGACTTGCGCCGCTTTGCGTCCTTGCTGCCTTTCTTTACTTTACCAGTAACGGCTGTCTTGAGTTTAGAGCCGGGGTTGTCCCTACGATATTTAGCCACACCTTTCTTGGTCATGCCTGCACCAGACTTAGTCGGACGCTTATGACCACCTTTTATGGTGTGGCCTTTCATAGTTCCCTTCTTAGAATCTTTAGGCATCGCTACTTCTTCTTAGATACTTTCTTTTTTCTTTTAACAGCAGAAACTCGCCTTGGCTTACCAGCAGGCTGACCAAGTCTTTTCTTCTCTGCCACCTTTCGTTTCTTTTCTGCGGCGCTCATTTCTCCTGATGTCTTAGGAGTCTTACTAGAAACTTTCTTTGTTGGCCTACAGTAAGGAGTACCTCTCTTATCACCTTTCTTTCTGCCACACGCTTTTCCTGTGCTGACATCTTTCCAGTCTTCCTTAAACCAACGCTTTAAAGCTGCACCTTTCTTGGTCTTACGAACCGCCACTGGATTTATTCCCCCAATTAGCAGCTCCAACCTTACGACACTTAGCTATAGCGCCAGACGCATAAGCAGATGGAAACACCTTGTATCTTGCCTTTACCTTTCGGTAACAAGCATCCTTGGTGCTTCCCCCATCTTTAAACTTAGCTACTGTCCTACCGCCGTAGTATCTTCTCATACTATCCGTAAGTCTTATTTAACGTCATTACTATTGAGTAAGCGTCACCGGATGCAGCGCCTGTGGTTGTGAATACGATGTCTCCAGTCTTACCGGAACCAGCGTTATTTGGTATCCCGCTAAAATCCCTGTAATCTAAATCGTCTGAATAGTCTTCAGGAAGATAAGCAATTAAAGTATTTGTTGTTGCATCAAATTCTATTTTTACAGCCATCTTGTAAGTAACGAACTGGATTCTAGATACAACAACTCCAGTACACGCTTTACCTGTTAGAGGATCTGAGTTAAGAGCAGACACATCAACCTTAACAACACCAGATTCACCTGTGCTGTCACTTACATTTGTAAACTTCAAGATGGCAACCTTGGCCCCATCCTGAATAGTTTGACTGGTAACTAGATCAGCCATCTGAATTCTCCTAAATAAAGGGCGAGTTACCCCGCCCTATATTCTACGAAAGGTTGTTGTTCTGAATGTACATAACCGTAACGGTTGCAACGCCCGTTGTGCCGTCACCATTAGCTCCAGTGAAATCAGCCAAAACCTCTAGATCAGTAGTGCCAACATCAGTGGCCTCTGTATCCAGTGTTCCGTGAGTAGTGCCAACAGCTTTAGTGTTTACTCCGTCTAAAAAAGCATTGGCATCTGAGGCCGTTCCAACAGAAATGGTAGCAGCTCCGCCATCATTCCCAGCGGTAGTGACGTTTAAAATCACATCAACGATTTGAGAGTTGGCAGGTACTATTGCCATTCTCTGATTAAGTTGGCTTGCGCCAGTGATATTTGGTATAGCGGATTGGGCCATCACGACAAAACCTACATTAGCTACATCAGTGCCAACGGTTGTGCCAGTGGTATCTCGAATGGTTCCGGTCTTAATAGGGCCGGAGAAAGTAGTAGTAGCCATATGTTACTCCTGTCGGGGCTAGTGTCTGCTTTCGCAGTCAGGGTAAAAAACAGAGAGGGGCATAAGCCCCCCTCTGACACATCTGTACCTCTTACGAAGTACCGGGAGATCCGTAGATTCCCAGCGGATCAGATACTCCAAAAGAGTAACGCTCTCGCGCTTTATAGCGCACGTTACCAGTGTCGAAGTCTCCATCCATTGAAGTCTCAAGCGGAGTACGCTCGAAATGCTTCATGCCGTTCGGAACATCGGTAATCAAATAGAAGGCATTACTGTCAGTCAAATAATGATTGACGCTATAACCTTCAGGTATAGAACCGTTGTTACGAAGCGCGTTGATGTCGTTATCGGCTGTACCGACTCGACCTTCTGTTTCCAGTAGACGAGTAGCAACAAACATCAATGCAGGCGGAACAATCAAACGCCGAGGACGAGCAGCGATAAGAAGACCCCTCTCATCAGTAAACGCAGCAATGTTAATCACAGCGTCTTCCAGAGAGACTTCATTCAAATCAGCAGCAGTCACCGGACGGTTGCTGTTAGTGCCACCATTAACAAGCGGGTGACCATCACCACCAGCAACGCCATCACCGACAGCAGTAAACAAGTTTACGCCGTCACCGCCTTGGAAGGCATTGGTGAAACCATTGTTAAGTGGGAATGCAGATTTAACCTGCTTAGTATAAGCCATACCTCTCGCCAAAGCTTTGGTGTAACGAGCAGACAGAGAGTCATAGAGGTTATCCTCCATAGCTTCTTCTGTAATGCTGAAACCCATTGCTACGGTTTCGTGGTTATAACGGGCAGTGAAAGATTCTTGTGCGGAATCGTAAGATATCGCGCTACCTTCAGCCTTCACAGGAGCCGCGCCAAAACCACTCAGCTTGACTTCCTCTTCAAACGAACGATCAGATGATTCAGTTTCGTAAATCATTGTGTGTTCGTCTTCGTACTTTTCATACTCTAAGCCAAACAGGGCGTTAAGGCCCGGAAGTAGCTCTTTGAGCATTTGCGCTCTTGAAATAGCCATTCTCTAAGCCTCCTTATGTGCCTGTGCCAGTATGCTGACGATACTGATGATCACCAAAGTTAATAAAAACTAAGGCATCAGTAAATGCATCACCGACTGCACTGTCTGGGCCATTAACAAATTCTACTATTCGCAAAGGAAGAGTAGCAGTTGTTGCGGCAGTTGAACCATCCAAAGCATTCTTGCTTCGGCCTATATCAGTTGATCCAGCAGTCTGGACAACACCAATGTTGTTGCCAAGATCAGATTGAATCAACGCTTCATCGCTCTGCATCCTGAATACAGCATCAGGATCATCAAGGACATAAGCAACAGCGTCAGAAGCCACTGTTCCTGTAGGCCAGATTTGTGAGAACGTCATCTGCTTAGTGGTGGGATCTGTGAAAGCACAGCCCATAAACACACCAACAGGAGTTAAAGTAGATGTTCCAGTGTCTTTTTGAATGACACCAGCAGCTACCATTTTTACAAAGTCACCATAAAAGATGTTAGCAGCATAGCCACTAGCAATCTTAATATGACGAACCTTGCCGGAGAAAGAACCACTGGCAGACAAAGTGCCAACTGGTTCCGCTCCCATAGGGGTTGCGGTTGCAGCCATAATGAATTACCTCAATGTTAGGCCGAACCTTTCGGTATCAGCCTTTACCAAATGAAGTCCTCGTAGTCCTATCGGGTTGCAATAGAGGCATACGGGGATCGTTTTCTCTCATGAAACTATTGTCCACAGACTCCATCTGTTGAGCAGCCATTTTCTGATAATACTCTTGTCTTTTTTCCATCTCTTCTTGAGGAGCTTTGCAAAGCAAAAGTCCACCAACTTCGATGTTGCCAACAAACCGCGAGTTTAAATCAGACATGACTTGCATCTCTGGATGATCATCTGCCTTAACAGGAACCCAGCCCTCTCTCATTTTCTGAGAAACATTAGTGTTATCGGGTTGTCCCAGAACGCTGGTTCTTATCCATCGGAAAGCCCATCCGTCTTTAGGTGCAGGAACAGGTAACACTGATGCCGGAGTCCAGCTATCAGAAGTTCTAGTTTCGGTTTCTCTGCTCTCATTAGAGCGTGGTGTGCGCTGATTAGCCATTATTTACCCCTTCATGAGTTGTCTGGCGTATTGCTCGTTAGTGAGTCCAAGTCGCTTTGCGAGAGAGACTTGACTGGGAGTAAGTTCTATTGTGCGTGGTTTTGCGCCATTATTTCTATTGGCAGGGGCCACCACGTTTGCCCTACTAGGTGTAGACGGAACTTCGCTCCCAGAGCTTTCATCTCCACCAAAGTATTCAGGAAACTTTTGACGCATTGTTGCGTCAATCCTATTGTAGTATTCATCGCTTGACGGGTCTAATCTTTCATCTTTAATTA